CTCTATACAGTAAGCGTAATCTCTTGCGTGCCAATACTCATCTTTCGACGGCACTTTCCTTCCCATAGTGGCTTGAGCCTCGCAGAATCTCATGTATTCTTGCGCTCTCACTGCATTACATAACTCAGCTGCTATAAACGGCCCACAAATCATATATCCCCCTATTGTTAAGCTGCTTAGATTGAGAGCGCTAGGATGCCTTTCGAATGACATCATACACCTCACGTTAGAGATCATGGTGCGCTCACCTAAAGGTTAATTTATCTAGAATTTTCACCTTTAAGCTTTCCACTAGCTTTGCCTATTAAGCTACCAGCGCTCTCATCTAAACAACCTACATCAACCAAGAGTGCCGAGTTCATATCTCGAACGTTTACCGTGCAATCAATTACGCGGCCTGCATTACTCTTGGTTGTATTATACCATTTTCGTAACGCCAAGAAAATGGTCGCTACCCCCAATCGCATATCTGTTTTGATTTAATAATGATCTGGCCGTTTTGACCATCCATCGCCGCCATAAATTTCTTCATCGTTTTACCGCTATTCAATACAGACCATAAACCCTCATAAAAACCAAGACTATCGCCAAATCCAACGCAACCGACCACATCATTCATATTGTTCGCTATGTGCATTTTAATTAGTGATCTATCTGGAACATCCATTATCTCATAAGCAGGATAGCCGCCTCGGTTATACATGCCAAGCTCGATACCATACGCGCCCTCTGGAATACATGACTCACGCGCTTTATTGTCTAACCAAGGCCGCTCAACGGTGTAACAAAAAAAATCATCAACGGTTAAAACGCCAAACGTTCCCATTGGTGAATAAGCGAATCGCTCTAAAAGTACTTTTTTCATAGTTCAGCCTTTTTCATATTGATGAGTATTTCTATCGTTTGAAGTGCTACACCTGATTTTACCATTGACTGAGAGCAGCGATACACATTCCAGCCCAATCTCATTGCGTGATCGTACTTTTCCAAATCACCCTCTATACCCTTGCCTGTCTGATGCCTTCCTAGCTTCATAGAGCCGTTTTTATTCTTGCCATAGAAAGTTATACCCTCGACTTCAATCGCCAGCATAAGCTCAGGGATTGCGAAATCAAAGCGCCATCGTCGCGTAGGGTGAAACCTATGCTCGCTAACAAAATCAATACCTATAGCTTTAAGCTGAAAAGCCATCAATTCCTCTACTTTGCTCATATCAACTCCATGCACTGACTAAGTAAATCATATTGACTACCATAATTACGCTCAAATTCTGCCTTATTGCCGTGTAGTGTAAACCACCGTTTCGGGTTTTGATTGTCTACCCCTTGATGATGTGGATAGCACAAACCTAACACTTTACGATGCGCCCCGGGCTTTGTCCTGCCGTCAATATGGTGGATTGATACCTCGTGATTTTCTAAACCCTCGTTTAAACATACGATACAGCCTATCTCAGCGATTTTATTCTGGAATATGATATCTGCCGTGGTTCTTGTCTTACCCTTCATCTATCACCTCCCAGCTCTTAAAATTATCGTTATACTTTATTCTACTGCGCTTTACCGTTACCGGCTCATGCGTTGGCAGATCGACCATTACCCACCACCTAGACATTGATCGAACCTTGCCGCTCCAAGGTGCAGATAGGTTTAAAATCTTATCACCCGCTTTAATTTTCACGCTTCATTGCTCAAAAAAGGATAATCCGACTGCATGCAATTCAAGTATTCTTTTTTCTCTTTAACGCTCATTATCGACGTTACTGCGAAGCTATCCATAACGATTAGCTTTTTTTCGTGTGGTAGCTTATCAATTGACTGTTCATATACCCAGTTAGTCGCTACATCACGCCTAAGTATTGGAACGCCGTAGCTAAGCTTGCACTCTCTTTCCACGTCTTTACTCGTCACGTCACCCCTAAAATCAGCTATATCTTTGTACCATACCGATTTAAGCGCGTTCTGTGACAGTGTACGCTTGCCGCTGTCAATCTTTATTCTAAGCCACTTATCTTGTAAAAATGCTGCTGTAATATCTGCAATTACATTTTTTAATGATAGGGCGCTATTGACCACACTGTATTGACCCTGCATCACTTTACCGCTTTACGCATCTGCTCATGAAATAGAATATCTTGCTTGGCAAGGCATCCAAGCATCACAATCTCAAACCGCTCAGGCTTATTGTTGTGCATATCGACAAGCGTTGATCTTGCCCAGCCCATATCTACGGCCTGTTTTAGATTCTTTAATCCCATTAATTTTGCTTTCTTTGCTGCTGTCATATCACTATTAACTCTCTTTTATGCTTTCGTTGTCACTGTAATCATAACCACTAACCCACTCTTCCCACTCTCTTGCATTCCAATATCTTTCTTTGTACCAGTGAGAAAAGCAGTTGCCGCAAATTATATGCCTATTTTGCCCAATGCCGTTGCTCAAATCCCTATGAGAAGGCGATGGGCAACAACTACGGATTAAGCTGTCTTTTTCGCCATCCATTTGTTTGCTCCGGATAATGTTTTAAACGTCTTGCTTTGGCTAAATGTCATAGCTGTAAAAGTACCATCCCTATTCTTACTAATACCTTTTGAAAGAGTTTCATTGTTTCCAGTGCTTATTGTTTTCATTTTATTTCTCGCTGTTTCTGTAGTTGATGTAAAGAATTATACACGAGACTCGGCACTATACAAGTATTGTTATCGTATTTCGTTAAATATATTTATACTGCCCTTTTACCGTATCTACTGCGAAACTCTGCTTCGCTAACCCCTTGGCCAAGCAAATACTCCGCTATTGTTATTTCGTACAACTTTAAAATTCTTTCTACATGCTCACTGTTTTCATTGCTCATGCTGCATTCCCCACCAATGGCATAGTCATCCAGTTTTTACGCACGCTTGCCGATCCGATAATTTGCAGCTCTACATCCAATTCAATGCTTCCCGCAGCCGCTAGCGTTCTTAGATTGGTTTTTAACGCTGTCGTTTTTATCCCCATCTGAGTACCAAGCCATCTATTCGACGGCCAGCACGCGTTAACCTCGTAGTATTTGGTGATTGCTTTTAGCGTTTTCTCTCTTGCACACATTGCTTTTGACATTATTTATCCTCTATGCTGTTTTTAGTATTGACATTGAATACCAATTTATTTTTTGTTTTTTCTCTGCAAATGTCGGTATATGCAGAACTGCTTGTATCTTGCTATCGTAATGCTCGATTAAACCCATAGTTTTAAGCCTCTCAAGCCGAGTTGACACGCAACCTGTAGTAACGCCTAGTATTTCTGCTATCTCTCTACGTATTGGATAACGGGCGTTCTCAGCGAAAAAATTAGCAATACAATCTAATGTTTCTTTTTTGCCTTTCATTGTTACCTCTTCTGTGTAGTGTTATATTTTTCTACTGCCTTAAAAAATCCAGCCATTAGGAAATCCTGCAAATAGCATAGAGCCTCTTGATTCTCATAATCATAATTAACGCCGATATGATTAAGTAGGCACATTGCAGCATGATTTAACTCATGGGACATACACTGAATAAATAAGTGGTTATAAAAATCACCCCATTCATCACTAACTAAAACATAAATATACTGACCACATTCAGACGTGCAGAAAAGATTTTCTTTGTCTGCGGCTTTGTGTAACTTTTTAAATTCCTCAAATGTAGTAACTATGACAACGGTAAAACTATAAATATCTACATCTAACCTCACTTTCATTGTTACACCCTATTAGTTATAAATATTTACTTAAGCAGCCATCACAATAGCAACCACTCTCTATATCTGCTTTTCCCCCGCATTCCCGACAGTGCGTATTTTTGTTTTTTTGCCTGCCAAATATCCATTCCTTAATTTTCTTAATCATAAATCCCCCTATAAATAATATTCTTTAACTCTAGTGTAGCCACCAAAGCGCGTTTTAACCCGTTTCCAGCGATCTTTGAACTCAAAGCCCACTTCTCTCAACTCGCTCATTCTTTTGGGCAGGTCAAGTATTCCTAGCGTCTCACGTGCATCTAAGCTGGTAATCTTGAACCCAGCCTCTAAGTGTTGCTTAACTTGTATTTTCTGGTTCATTACTTACTCCATGATCTATTTTAATCTTAGTCCAATAGCTGCTAACGCCTCGTCAATCTCGCTTAAGGTTTTTTTCCCCGCGCTAGGTAACTTAGTTATTTCGTACCGCTTCATGCTGCACAA